GCCAGAAGATGCCGATACTCAGGCCCGGCTCCAGCTCTATGAGCAGAATACGAAGCTCTTTCGGGGCAAGCATAATCAGATCTGGCAGGATGAAGTCCGCAAACTCCGGGCAGATAAGAGCGGAGACCTCAGGATTGTCATCAACTTCCACAAGCTCCTTTCCCGGCTCTGGTCTGACCTGGTGGCCGGGGAGATCCCGGAAGTAGCGGCAGACCAGGATGATCAATTGGCTGCCCTCAAAAGGATCATCAGGGATAACCTGCTCTGGGAAGCGATCCAGGACGGGGTGGTGGACTACAGCAAGACCGGCAGCAATATCCTCAAGCTCAGATTCGATGATGGTAGGGGGATCATCGAGAACATCCCCCCAAAATACTGGTATCCGGTCGTCAGCATCAGCAATATCAAGCAGATCGATGCCCACATTATAGCCTATACATTCAATGATCCGGTAGAAAAGAGAAAGGATATCAGCTACCTCAAAGTAGAGATCCACAGGCCGCCAGCCGATGGAGAGGAGAGCTATGTCATTGAGCACCGGCTCTATATGCTCAAATCCGGCAAAATAGACTCTGAGCCGCTGCCCCTCAATAGCTTCCCGGAATTCGCCGGACTGCTGCCCGTCGAGCCCACGGGCCTGGATGACTTCGACATCATAGACATCCAGAACAAGCCCGAGACTGACCAACTCATAGGCACTGACGATTATACCGACATCAACAGCATTCTCCATGAGATCCTCATGAGGTATGCTCAGATATTCCGGATTGAAGACAAGTTCGCCGATCCGAGCATGTATGGCCCGCCGATAGAAGAGCAGGACCCAAGAAACGGTGAGTACAGAATAATCGGCGGATCGCGGTATATCCCTGTAGTAGAAGGCCAGGTTCCGCCAGGAATCATAGATGGCAGGGGGCCGCCCGTTACCAGCTACACCTCCATTGAGCACCTCATGCAGAGACTCTATGAGGTGAGTGAAACCTGCAAGGTGGCCTTCGATGCCAGCCAGGCGGGCACCGCTCTCTCAGGCACTGCCCTGAAGCTCATGATGAGCCGACCACTGTCGAAGGCGGGCGGAATCAAGTTAAGGTACGATGCCAGGCTGAAGAAGGCCATCAAGCTATGTTCTCGGCTGGAGGTCTATCATGGGATGCCTGGTGCGGTAGAGATCACTGATTTTCATATTAATTGGAAAGACGGCCTCCAGCAGGATGATATGCTGGATGCCCAACGACAAGCAACCCTCATAGGTGCTCAGGCCATGAGCCCTCAGGATGCCATGAGGGAGAGGGGCATGTCCGAGGAGCAGATCACGCGGGCCATGAAGGACATCCGGGAGCCCGCAATCCCGGAGCCCGGCACGGCCCCTAAGCTGAGACTGCCTGCATTAGGTGAAGTGAATGCCCAACAGGCAACTCAGTGAGGCCCAAGCTCGCCGCCTCATCCAGCTCTACACCGATGCAGAGCGGGAGATCCTGACAGAGTACAATAAGGCGCTGTTTAAGGGCAACGATCTCAAGAACCTCACAGCGCTCAAGAACAATGTCGCTGCAATCCGAAAGGATCTCCTGGCCGGTGGGAGGACTTGGTGCGAGGAAGCAATTCCGGAACTTTACCGAGCGGCGATGGTCGAGGTTGATCAAGGATTTGCACAGATTGCCTTCGGCGCGATTCATCAGGAAGCGATGGCGATTTTGGCCGAGAATACCTACCAGCGCCTTGTTGATGTCGATTCTGTCATAGGCCGGAGAGTAGACGACGTTTACAGGAACCTCGCCCTGGAAGCGGTCCGGGGCGATGTGGCCGGATATCAGACCTGGAAGCAGACCGCCAAGCGCTACAGGGAAGCACTGGCTGAGAAGGGTATCACCGGATTCAAAGACGCGGCAGGCCGGGAATGGAATATGAAGAGCTACACCGAAATGGTGGCTCGGACCACCACCCGCGAGACAATGATCAATGGGACCGCGAACCGCCTTCTGGAGCATGGCCAGGATTTGGCCGAGATCACAGGCGGGACGGCAAAGAACACCTGCGATATCTGCAGGGGATGGACTGGCAGGATAGTGAGCCTCACGGGGAAGACGCCGGGCTATCCAACGCTCGATGACGCCAGAGCGGCGGGGCTCTTCCATCCGAGATGCACGCATAATATCGCTACAGCAGCGAGTTTCTAATTACCAAATTCGGCTACCTGATGCCTAATCAGGGTGATTTTCATGACAGACAATGACAAGGACGGCCAATCTGGCGGCCAGGAAGGCCAGGGCGAAAAGACCGCAGACAAGGGCGGGGATGACAAGCAGAAGAGCGACGAATTCACGCCAGAGCAGCAGCAGAAGATCAATTCGCTACTGGCTGAAGAGCGCCGCAAAGAGGCCAAAAAGGCCGCCAAACTCCAGGCAGAGCTTGATGCCCTCAAAACCAAGGGCCTGCCCAAGGATGAGCAGACCGAGCAGAGGATCAAGCAGATGGAGGATAAGCTCAAGGGCTACGAGGCCAAAGAGCTGGCGAACGACATCGCCGCAGACCTCAAGATCCCAAAGGAAGAGCGGGAGAAGTTTATTCGCCACGTAACCGCCACGGATGAAGACGGGATCAGAGAGCAACTCAAGCGCCTCAAAGCCGATTTTGCGCCATCCCGAACCGGCACGGGAAGCAATCCGCCAAGACAAGCCAAGCCGGGCAAGAATGACAGCATAAATCGATTCATCCGGTCTGGTGGCCGGATAAGAGAGTGATATTCTTATGGTAGATACTGATTACAATGACAGCATTAGCAGGACTAATGCAGAACCCCTCATCAATGAGGAGGTCGTTAACGAGATTCTGAAGGAGGTACCTCTTAATTCTACAGTCCTCCCTCTGATGAGACGGCTCCCGAACGCCAGCAAAAAGCAGGTTAGGATTCCGGTCCTCAACAGCCTGGCCAATGCCTACTTTGTGGCTGGTGAGGGCGGCGATACTCCGGCGATAACTGATGGCCTAAAGAAGACCACAAAGATCGAGTGGGCTAATAAGTACATCTACATCGAGGAAATCGCAGCTATTGTGCCTATAGCTCAGCAGATCCTTGACGATGCAGATTATGATATATGGGCGGAAGTCAAGCCCTCGATCGTGGAGGCAATTGCCGCCGCCCTGGATGCTGCCATGCTCTTTGGCACCAACAAGCCTAGCACCTGGCCCAATGGCATCCTGACGGATGCTACCAGCAAGAGCATGACCGTCACTGAGACCGACGACCTCTATGCGGATATCTACGAGGAGAACGGCCTGTTGGATCTGATCAGGAAGTGCGGCTATTATCCCACAGGTTTCGTGGCCGGAATGGGCATGGAGGCAAAGCTCGATGGCCTGAAGGACACTATGGGGCGGCCCATATTCGACAACTACAAGCAGTCTGAAAACCAGTACACTCTCAAGGGCAAGCCCTTGCACACAGATCCCCTCGGGAACATGGACGCCGCCGCAGACAGCGCCACCATGATCGCGGGAGCCTGGAATAAGGCCGTCTACTGCATCCGGCAGGATCTGACCTTCGACATAGCCAAGGAGGCGAGCCTATTCGACAATAGCGGAACCCTGCAATATAACCTCTTCCAGCAGGACATGATAGCGCTTAGGTGTGTCATGAGGCTTGGCTGGCAGATCCCCAATCCGGTCAACAGAATACAGAGCACCGCCGCAAGCAGATACCCGTTCTCGGTCTTAGTACCAGCGGCTTAAGGTGGTGCTATGAGATTCTTTCCACTCTTTTTGGGGCTGCTCCTGATCACCCAGGCGGCTATGGGTGCGAGCGCGCCTCTGAATAAGGACGTGAACACGCCGATCAAGACCGATACCGGCACGGCCAATCGACTTGGCTGGATATCAATCCAGACCATTCCTGTGGCGGAAACCAGTGACGACGACCAGCTTTTTGCTGCCACAACTGGCCACTGTAACCAGACGACCAATATCAACAAGAGTACCTTCCTAGCACAGCCCGATGTTCCGAGGAACATTATCGCCACTTTCAATGCATCTACCTCTGGGAGCATCAAGATCACTGGGACGGATATCAGTGGCGCGGCAATAACTGAGAATCTGACAATATCGTCTGCATCCACCGCCGCATCCACAAAAGCATTCAAGACAGTCACAAGAATCGATGCCGATCTCACTACCGGCCAGACCAACAAAACACTGAAGATGGGAACCGGGGATCTCCTAGGACTCAATTCCAAGCTCACCACAAATACCGTTCTCCTGGCCGCCCTCAATGATACCAAGGAGGCAACAGCGCCAAGTGTGACTGTGAACGCCACCGTCCTGTCCCTCAACACCATCGACACCAACACCGCGCCGGGCGGGAAAGTGACGAAGATTTGGTATATCGTATAAATGAGGTGTGACTTATGGCTCTATATCCTGTAGTTCCAAGAGATTACCAGGGCTGGCAGCAGCCAGTTCTGGATATTCTCAATGACCCGCCCGTGGGCCCATCCGAGGGAGATAGGTATCTGCTGGACACCGCCCCCACCGGGGCCTGGGCGGGCAATGCGGGCAAGATCGCCACCTACAATGGTACCGGCTGGGACTATGCCACACCGGCAGAAGGCTGGTACGTCTATGATATAGACAGCAATGCCAGGATGTTTTATAATGGCTCTGCATGGGCGGCGGATAGCGACAGCGGCGAAACAAACACCTGTTCCAACGTAGGCACAGGGGCGGGTCAGGTCTACAAAGAAAAGTCTGGCGTAGATTTCAAGCTCAAGACCATCAAGGCAGGCACGGGCGTAACTGTCACAAATAACACAGACGACATAACCCTGGCCGCTGATGCCGCCAATATAGCCCACAACAGCCTGAGCGGCTATGCTGCTGCCAACCACCGGGCCATAAATTGGAATGCTGCTATCCATTGTGTCGAGATAGAGATTTGAGGAGAACTTATGTGGCCGTTCAGTAAAAAGCAGGTTCTGCCGAAAGAACCTGTATCTTATCAATTTTTAGCAGCTCCTGTATTTGCATTTCGGTGTAAGTGTGGAGAATTGCTACAAGTTAATGTTTGTGATAATTACCTCATTGAGAATAACCATCTCTCAATTCGGCAACCAATAACGGCAGAATGTTGTTGTGGTGTGAAATACAAATCAAAATATGTGATGTATAATGAGGGCCTCAAGCTGATACACACCATCAAATTTGAGGAGTGTTAATGGCTGTCTATAAAGTCCCTGCCTATGCCGATTACAACAGGGGCACATCCACCGGTACCGGCAGCGAGCAGACCATAGCCCACGGCCTGAGCGCCAAGCCCACGGTGGTAAAGATCTACCCCACCGAGGACCCGGCAGGGACAGCCATTGCCTGGAATGCCACTCCTGCCGATGCCACCAATTTCTATGTAACTGTGACGTCCGGCAAAGATTACACCTGGGAAGCAATCC